GATTGCTGTAATTCGTCAGTTTTGCCTTTTTTCTGACCAATCAAACCGCTGAGTGCCCGAATAGCGTTGAGGGTTTTCTTGCCCTCTTCTGAAACGGAGCCAAAAGCGGGAAGGGATTGCTCAAGCAAATCAATAGCCATACTTATGTTAATAAGTGCAGCTTCCTTATTTCCCATCTTGGGTTCTGGAGTAGACATGGGAGAAGCCATTGGAGGAGCTTCGGGAGCTTCTGCATCCATTTCGTCTGGCATCTCATTAGGGGTGGGTGCGCCCGCAGCCGCTTGGCTACCTCGCATTAACTCCATCAACTTATCTGGTGGAACACTCATAATCACTCCTTGCCGTGTTTGTAACCACTTACAAACATTTTGTCAATAGGTAGAGGGCATTTTTTGTCAGCCCTCTGTAGACATTACTTACCTTTACGGGCTTTGCGTCCCATACGAGCCATTTTTGGAGCCATTTTTGCTTTTCCGTACATCATGATATTTCCTTTTACAAGGCCACCTCAAAGGGGAGGCAGCCACACCCTTTCCTTGCGGAATCTTGAATCAACGGCGGCACTTACGTCCACTTTTGGTCTTCATATTCATCTTGAACTCCCATATTGTTTGCGGTTGGAGTCCCGTTGACTCCTTCCGTAGGAGGTTTTATACCCTGTTTGACGCATTGTCAAGTTGGGTGGTGCTTCATTCCTTTTCAAGGAGGCAGTGTCTACCCGTGGTTGGTCAGCCGTAGGCTGTGTCATGCCAGTTGTGTTTGGAGCCATCATCCCACCTTTTTCAAGTCTGGTTTACCTTCTGCTTTTGGAGGTTGCATTTGTTGCATTTGTTGCTCCATAGCCTGTTGAGCTTCTTGCTTTTCTTCTGCTTTTTTGAGTCGCTCTAACAACAATTGTTTCATTGGCGGCTCAATCATGTCAAGCAAGGACTCTTTGTCGATTACGCCAGCTTGGAACAATTCAAACGCCATTTTGCGGCTGTCTTCCATGAAGATGGGTGAATTTGAGTGGGCATCCACCTTCACCACAAAGTCACGGGTGAACTGGTCGGCAATGAATTTCAGGCCATGTGCGTCTGTGTAGTGGGTGTTATCGTAAACCTGCATACATTTCAGGTACAGGGTAGCCATCTTTTCTAGGCTGTCTTCAATAACAAGGGCACGTTTCTTAGCCCTGCTGGAACCCAGACGGGCAAGTTGGGAGGCGTGACCAGAAGAACGGACACCTGCTTCACCACGGCCTTGCAAGACGCTGACGATGCCAGATGCCTCTTCAAACATCAGGTCAACTTCACCAATCTCACGGAATAAATCAGGTGGAATAGTTGGTGCTAACTTCTCGACTTTAGCGTTTGGCATGTCGGTTGCTAGCAAGCCACCAGCACGGTTGAGAGCAAAGTTCTTCTCATCCAAAATGCCTGTAAAGCCAATCAGGGCGGTAGGTGGGCTGACTTGTTTGGACAGCAAGTCCAAGATTTCCGTCATTCGTTTGTTGCGTAACTGCTGGAGGTAGACCAGACGCTGAACCTCGGACGCACCCCAGTAGTAGTCGTACAGGGGGTTGGGGCAGATTTGGATGAAAGGCAACTCACCTTTCAAGAACATGCTCTCGCCAGAACGGTCATAGATGATGACGTTGGGGTCGGCTTTGGTTACAACTTGGTAATCTTTGGTCTCGTCATTCCACACCCAGAGTTCAATCATCTCGATGGTGTCTTCGGAGACTTGGGCTTTGTAGGTGGGGTTTCCCGACAAGTCTAGGTTGACGTTACCGTACATGGTCGGGTTGGTTTGGGACAAGATGATGCGCTGGATGCCGCTGGCAATCTCGGTACGCTCATGTTGTGAGGACATGACCCGCTTGACGATGGCATCTCTGTCTGGGTGGGAGTAGAGCCTATCGAACAACTCGGACTTGGTGATGTAGTACGAGTGGACAAGGGCTTCTTGCCTGTCAGTATAGGCACTGTCTTCACGCAATACGCCAATACAGGCGGGTTCCACCATGTAGGGGTGGATGCCGTTGTTGATAACGAGTTTGACAAAGGTTGAGTTGTAGCAAAGTGACCACGTGACTGCGGTTGAGAACACTTGGTCAGCGTTACTGTTAAGCCATTCGTCATTTAGGGCTTTGCTCAGAGTCGGAACCTTAATCTGTTCGTCTTCGGAGACAGCCGCACCCGTGTGGATAGAGAACTTGGTGGTTTCTGCTGAGTACAGGAACGAGGTCAGTTGGTCAATGTGGGGGTAAATCTTGTTGTAGATGGCGGGTACGTCATCAGGAGCGTTACCAAACAGGTAGTAGCTACGCAAGGATGAGTAATCGACTTTACGTTGCTCACGGCTGACGAGACATTTTTCTATCAAGTCGAGATAGAACTGTTCTCTAGCAATCGGCTCTTTAGGTATTCTCATTTTCTCACCTGTAAGTTTTCATGGTCTGCCATGTAGCTGGCGGCTCTTGGGCCTTGCAAGTCTCCCGCAGCTTTTGGATTTATGCCCACAGATTCTCCGTTAACAGACTTAAATTGTCCACCTAGCACGGATTTCATGCTGATATTTGACCCGCCACCCCAGATTACGGAGTCACCAGGGCGGGTTTGCTTCTGTTGTTGCTGGTTTTGGGCTTGCATAGCGTCTGTAGCCTCGGCAAACTGCTTGTCTGTCAGCTTATTCTTGCGTTTCATGTAGCCAGTCTGATGTTCACCAGCTTTTGTGGACTTAATGTCCGTCATGTCGTACTCAATAGCCAGTTGTTTCAGGTTATTGTCGGTTGCAGACGTTTTTGGTGACCTTGTGCCCACAGGTTTGAGGTGAACTACGGATAATTCCCCTTTGCAGTTCTTCATAGGGCATGTAGGCTCCCAAGCCTCAAAAATACCGTGGTTTGTGCAGTAATAGTCTCTCAAAATACCCATTTTTACCCCCTTAGTGCTTCGTCAAGTGAAATTTCGCTGTAATCGTGCCTGTTTGTCATCCCAACCTTGATTTTTATGCCATCAGAAGTGACTTGTAACCCCATTTTTGGCATGTAAACGGGCTGAGATTCTTTCCTGTAGTCCACATAGCGGGTGTTATCCCGCCTTTTCATAATCTTTACATTCCCTGCCTTCCACTGTTGGTAGGCTTTACTGACCCTTGTTTGCACTCTGGCGGTCAGTGGTTCTGTGTTGTAGATGAAAACATCGTGGAAATGACCGTGACTTATGCCAGCAAGTTCGCAGAAAAGGGCGATAGAGATGCCTCTTTCCTTGTCAGCGTAGAACCGCTGCATGTGTTGGGTGAGTTCACGCTTGGATAGAGGGGTCATATTTGTACTCCGCTGTGTAGCCTTGGCTTTCCATCCAAGTCATAAACTTCATTTCACCGTGGCTGAAACGGGGGTCGGCAGGGACAACGATGTGGTTATCCGTCACCAGCTTCCTTGTCTGGGCGTGGTGACCCAACAAAGTCCCGAAATCAAAGTCATCTTCGTGGAATCCAAGCCCGACATACTCAATACTGAAATGTTTGGCAATGTCGATAGGGCAATACTTGTAGCCGTAGCCTTCAAGGACGGGCTTCAAAATGGCAGACAACTGAGCATCCTCATTCCAGCCGTGTATCTCGTTGCTGTTCAGGTGCATGATGCCGTGCTTGTTACAGGCTTCTAGGAAACGCTTGCTACGCAGGGAAAACCCTCCGTTTTGCACAACAGAAACAGGCTCTGTGGCTTGAGTCCACGCAAACTTCAGGTACAGGTGACCGTCACCAAAAGCGCAGTGTGAGGG